TGTCTTGAATTACGATGTCCCCGGTACTCCGGGCTCGTTCCCAAAGACGACTCTCAAGCCCCGTCGTCGTCCATCAGTCTTGTGTGATGACTCAATCGCTGATTGTGCGACACTTCTTGAATCTGTTCCAGACTTTGAGACTCTTTTTGATAAAAAGACGACTGAAGAGCTGAATGCAATTTTGAGTGAATATCTCTCTGGCAACCCCACTACGAGTGCCTCCGATGATAGCGCTGGAGTTGAAAAGTATAATTCAGGCGGCGATGCCGTTCTTGAAGCAATGCAAAGACTTCAGGGTAAATAACAAAGTCCAGAGAGATCACTCTCCCCACGGGAAGGCACAGGGTTATCAGGTGCCTTTTTTTACTTATCGGAGGACAAATGAGTAATTTAAATGAAGAGATAGAACAAACCAGAAGTGGTTTTTATAACGATTACTACGAACAAACATACGACACTTTGGATGATTATGCGTCGTCGATTAGTGACGATCAGCTTTTGGAGTGTGATCGCGAACTACCATTTCTCAAGCTTGTACATGAAGAGATTATAGATTCTTATGTTGATTATAAGAGAGGCTATGAAGTTGCTCTTTACATCTTTGAAGAAGACTACAGAGCCACAGGCCGAGAACGACCACTTAAAAAAGATCGTGTTTATTATGGTGCTAAACTTACCCATCTACAAAGTGGAGACTGGTGTGAGTGGACAGGCTTTAGTCGCTACGACATGAGAACCCGACGCATCACTGTAAAAGAATGGAGAAAGATTCCAGAGGTTGATCAAAAAAAAAAGGAAACTGTTCCTGCTAAGAAAGGGGTTTTTCCTGAACAAATCGATAAGCATCTCAAAAAGATGACTGCCGCCGACTTCGATCCCAAAACAGGCGCACTACCTTATTGTAAGATAGTTAGGGGACCCATACAATATGAATACGCACGCCGTGATTTTGTCTCATATAGATGGGACTATGGTTGGGACGAAGAACAGACAGGTGTTCCAGAGCCTCATCCCACTAATGCTAATACTGGTTTCTGGACTGTGATTTACAAAAAGCATGAATCAAAGTATGACTACGATGCTAAGCGTTCTGTAGACAGATCACACTTGAATGAATTTTCGGTCTACAGAACTCACCGGACTAACACTGAGGGCGGCAAACGCAAACCAAGTGTTACAGCCAATGTGTATACAATACAAAAGAGACTTAACTAAAGGAGGCCCAATTGGGTAGAGTAATACAGATGAAAAAGAAAGCCGGAAAACTATCGCTGGATGACATGAGGTCAATGATCAACAAATCAACAGGTTTGAATGTTGCTCATGATCTTCAATCCGATAATCCAACGGCAGTAAAAGATTGGATACCAACAGGGTCAAGATGGCTTGACTCTATAATTTGTAAAGGTAAGATGGCGGGTATTCCCGTCGGGAAAGTAACCGAGATCGCTGGTCTATCAGCGTCTGGTAAATCTTTCATGGCAACCCAGATTGCCGCTAATGCTCAAAAGAAAGGATTCACAGTTGTTTATTTCGATGCGGAATCTTCAATCGATCCTCTCTTTCTTGAGCGAGCCGGTGTTGACTTGAGCAAACTATTGTATGTTCAGGCCGTATCGGTGGAGAAGACTCTAGAACAGATCGAGGCTCTGCTCTCAAACTACGAGGACACACAGTTCTTGTTCATTTGGGATAGTATAGCAGCAACCGCATCCGAGAAAGACATCGAGGGTGATTTCAACCCGCAGTCTTCGATGGCTGTTAAGCCTCGTATCTTTGCTAAAGCTTTTCCAAAACTTACGATTCCGATTGCTAATTCACAATCAGCAATGATTTTAATCAATCAGTTGAAGACGAATATTACTTCGAACGTTGCAGAGGCGATGACTACGCCTTTTATAGCGCCCGGTGGTAAAGCGATTGAATACTTCTGTTCTCTTCGCATCTGGCTCACTCGCCGTAAGGCTCGTGCTTCATTTGTTGAGAACGAGAAAGGAGTTCGAGTCGGTTCCGAGACCAAGGTCAAACTTGAGAAATCTCGCTTTGGCTCTTACGGTAGGACTTGCGCCTTTAAAATCCTATGGGGTGATGACGTAGGAATACAAGATGAAGAATCTTGGCTAGAAGCAATCAAACTGTCCGGAACTGATCGTCTTAAAAGAGCAGGTGCTTGGTACACCATTGTCGGCGAAAGCGGCAAAGAGTTCAAGTTTCAGGCTTCTAAATGGACCGAACAACTTCAGAACGAAGAGTTTCGTAAGATTGTTTACGATATCATGGACAAAGAAATCATTGAAAAATATGATGTTGATGGAAGCGATATTAATGTAGATAGTGATTAAGTTAATAATTATAACTACTTGCCGCCTCCGAAAGGGGGCGGTTTTATTTCGCGCTGAATTAATAATCTAACTATTTATAAGAGGAGTTATCATGGCTAGAACACTTTGGCCCGCACATTCTATTGTTTGCATAAAAGATCTTCACGATTTTCCTTATAGATTAGTAGATCGAGTTGTTGAAGATCAAAAGTGCATTATCGCAATTTACAGCTTGCAAACCTTCAAAATAGAGTGGGCTTTTTTAGAGGATCTAGAGTATTTAGATAAACCAGAAAACTTTAAGGAGTATTTATATGAGCGACCAAAACCAACTAAAAGAACAGTACGAAAAACTAAAGGAACTTCTTATATCTATCGAACTGGATCTATCGAAGAATATCAACGGAAATAAATCTGCCGGTATCAGATTGCGCAAAACACTTAGAGAAGTCAAAAAAGAAGCCGCTGCCCTGATTAAGAATTCAGTAGCCTTCGACAAAGAATAACTCTAAATTTATTTTAATTTTTTCTCCTATGCCCCTTGACAAACGTCTTGGGGCATGTTACATTATAGGTATCATGGAGGTAATATGAAGCATGAAGTTATGCTTATCGATGGACTCAATATGTTCATCAGATCTTATATCGTTAATCCCACGATTGACTCAAAGGGCAACCCAATCGGTGGTTGCATGGGGTTCCTTAAATCTCTACAGAAAGTTGTGCGGATGTTCAAGCCAGATGAAGTAGTTATCTGCTGGGACGGTCAAGGTGGAAGCCAACGACGAAAAGCACAGAACAAGAACTATAAAGGCGGCAGATCACCTGTCCGCTTCAATCGACGGATGTATGAATTATCTCCCGAGGAACAAGAAAAGAATAAAGCTTATCAGTTCTACAGACTCGCAGAGTATCTCAACGAGATGCCGGTAATACAAGTTATGGCGGACAACATAGAAGCAGATGATGTAATCGCTGTTCTGTGTAGGTCAGACCACTATGCAGGACGCAGTAAACTTATCATATCAAGCGACAAAGATTTTTTTCAACTGTGTGATGCCGAGACGACAATCTACCGACCAATTCAAGACACCATGACAACTGAAGCAAGTATTGTGGAGGAGTTTGGAATCCACCCAAACAACTTTGCTCTTGCCCGCGCAGTTGCAGGAGACCCGTCAGACAATATTGGTGGCGTACCTCGTGTTGGTTTGGGCACCATGAAGAAGCGTTTTGGTTTCCTAAAAGAATCAGGAAGCGTTAGCACAACTCAGTTAGTGGAACATTGTCGTGGTATTGGGAAGAAACTTTCATGCCATAACAAAATTATTAGTAATTCTTCCCTGATTCAATCTAATTACAATATTATGCAACTTTATCACCCAGCTATGTCCCCGACAACAAAAAGCAAAGTGATGTATAATGTCTGCGAGTTTCAACCAGAGGTCAATATAACTACCATAAAGGCTATGATGATCAAAGATGGCATTGGTTCATATAGATTTGATGATCTGTATGCGGCGTTTCGAAGAATTACAGCATAATTATTATCCACGGAGGATCACATAATGAAATCTTTTTTTGTATCTATTTTGGCTCAATGCATGATTGCAGAGCCAGTCTTTTTAGACGGAGACAATTGGGACATACGTTACGTGTGGGCCTGTGAGCATATTGACTACCACAACGAAACCATTCAAATAAAGGCATATGCTCAGTATCCCATCTCAAAAACAACAACCAAAACAGACCTCTTCAATCGTTTTCCAGAAAACCAAGTTGATGAGGTGATTGGTGAGTAAAAACTTAATAATTGCAATTGTACTTTTTTTACTTGGACACACATTCGCATGGTATGGATCAAACCTCCAATTTATTTCAGATTGGTGGAAAGAAAGATCTCTTCTTATCTGTTGCATTCTAGCAATTCCTAATGCTTTTTTGTGGTATTTTGGAACTAGATATTTGATGGATTGGTCTCCACAATTGTGGACAATGCGCTTTGTTGGCTTCTCTCTTTCGTATGTAACATTTCCATTATTAACATGGTATCATCTTGGAGAAAGCCCCTTTACTGCGAAAACAATAATCTGTTCTCTATTGGCTCTTACAATAGTTTTGATTCAGATTTGTATGAAATAAAAAGTCTTTACGAAGCAAACATGATAAGAGTTATCAAAATTATTTAAAAAAATAATTTACAAAGAAATGCCTGTTTCCATGGGCATAATCTTTTTTTGATACTATAGTCAAATAAAATATTAACTTGACAGTCAATTCAATTTATGTTATTATATTTATAATACATCGGAGGAAAGATGCAACAACAAACAGATAACTTTTCTAAGTTTGGTAAGAGTTTTCAAGAAAAACTTTGCCAGCTTATGTTACAGGATCGACCGTTCTGCGATCAGATTACAGAGGTTCTTGATATAGAGTTTTTAGAAACAAAGTATCTACAAGTATTCGTCAATGTAATTCTGGATTACAGACAAAGATATGGAGTTCACCCATCATATGAAATCTTAGCGACAATATTCAAATCAGGCATTACTGAGTACGACGCAGCAGTTCAAAAGCAAGTGCGGGATTATTACACTCGCATCATCTCGTCATCAATGGTGGATGGTGCTGAATTTGTTAAAGATACCGCGATGGATTTCTGTCGTAAACAGGTCTTAAAGCAAGCCATGATGAAGTCTGTCGGTCTTCTAAAATCCTCGTCATTTGACGAAATTTCAAAGGTGATAAATGATGCTCTTAAACTCGGTTCTGATAACAATTTCGGTCATGATTGGATGGCTGACTTTGAGTCTAGATTTCAAATTAAAGCCCGAAACCCAGTCTCAACAGGATGGGAACGAATGGACGGTTTTTGTAAAGGCGGCCTTGGTAAGTCTGAACTTGGTGTGGTTATTGCTCCTACTGGGGCTGGTAAATCAATGGTCTTGGTACATCTGGGATCTCAAGCACTGAAAGAGGGCAAGACTGTCGTTCATTACACGCTGGAGTTGGCTGATACGGTTGTCGGCCAGCGCTATGACTCTTGCATTACAGGAATCCCACTCAACGATCTGATGATGAACAAAGAAGAAATCTTTGACCAGATCTCAGACATCGAAGGGAATCTCATTGTAAAAGAGTACCCAACCAAATCAGCGACAACACAATCAATTAAGAATCATCTGGATAAACTCAAGAAACGAGGTATTCACCCAGACATGGTTATCGTTGATTATGCTGACCTTTTGAGACCAGTCAAAGCTCGTAACGAAAAGAGACATGAACTGGAATCACTCTATGAAGAACTCCGTGGTATCGCTCAGACCATGGAATGTCCTATGTGGACCGCTTCGCAAACCAACCGATCTGGGCTTAATGCGGAAGTCATTACGATGGAAGCAATATCAGAGGCATTCAACAAATGCTTTGTAGCAGATTTTATCTTCACCGTATCAAGAACAATTGAAGACAAGAAAGCTAACATGGGGCGCATCTTCCTCGCT